CTTCACACGGCATGCAACTGGCAGAGTGCATGTCTTCCACTTGCTGTTTGGTCGTCGGCACGTCATTGGCAGCATTGTAGTCAACCGCCAGTCCCACCTTTCCCGTCGATCCATCAGTTGCGAACTCGCTCACTTCGTGCATGAGATACGGCTCGCATGAGATGCATTTCCAGTTGGTCCACTTCGCCGCCTCGGTGGATCCGAGGGGAAAAAGCAACACTTGGCCTGGATTGATCGGGTACTTGGTGATGACTGTGGTTCCAACTCCTCCAGAGCCGACCACATCCGCCACGTACTCATCCTTTTCGATGATGTCTGTCATCTGGGGAGCGGCATGTTGCAGGACTGTGCCCGCATCATTCCGATAGATGGACCCCTCGCCCCTTCTAGTCAGGGCGCGACCATTGCGCGCAGCGCGTTTGGTCTTCTGCTTCTTCGTAGGGGCCTGGTTTCCCATATTTCCCCCCGGGCCTGCAGCGCGGCCCCTCTTCTTTCCTTGTCCTTGATTCATGTTATCAAAGGTTGTGTGCCAATTCACACTGGTACTAATTGGTCTACCGAGATCACTCACATTATCCTGGAGGAGGGTCGTCAGGCCCCGCGGTTCAACCACCCGCTGTTGCTCCAGTGGCCTCACTTAGGCGTAGTCCTTATTGGCTAACGCCGTGAACACGGGGTCACTCAAGAATGCCGGGAGGTATGTCACCCCTCGGATCAAATTCTCGGCCCTCACTATGTCACACTCAGTGAGTTGGTAGCGCTCGCACATCATCTCGATGGCCTGACTCCTGTAAACGGAAACCGATTGAACACTCGGCTTGAACCATCCGTCTTCAGAAGCGCTAACGCTTACCTTCGTCTCCTTCCCCAGCTCCAGCATCTTGGAAAGAAACGGCCCCAACAACGGATACTCCGCGGGGACTTGAGCCATGGATCTTGCAATGGCATGCGCGAGGGCGGCAACCCCTTCGGCATAATTCCTATTGCTGGTGGAGAACAGTTTTGGTGAACGCAGAGTCTTTCCCAACTTGATAACTTGGGAAGGAAGGGGGTACCAACACAACTCGGCAGCTGCATCGCGAATCCACCATCCCTTCAGAAAGGTGTGCGAATGTAAATCACCACTCGCCTTGAACTTCAACTCAAAACCCAAATCATAAGCCATCTTTTCAGGCCCTTCCTCCGCGCAAAACGCTGCCAACCAAAAACACAGGTTGGACATGGAGTTAATGACGGTCGTCCAGTCGATTCCAGTAGCGAGTTCA